TGTTTAAGATTGGTGGTAGACTTCGATTTTTCATTTTTTTTTGTGTGAGCGGTGCTGGTGGGGTGCTAATTGTTAACATCGTGATCCAGAGGAACAGGACTGCCGGGGAGCGGAACGGGCAGTCGAACGTCGAGTGGATAAATACCAGGGTAAGTCCGATTGCGATCGCGATCGATGCGTGGTTTCTCCACGCGGTGCGAATCAATATTACCAGTGTTCCGGCCAGGCAGGCGGTTCCGATTAGGCCGAACTCGGCCAAGAACTGGACCGGGTCGCAATGATTGTTCGGAGCGGCGGCGAGGAGCGCCTGCTGATCCATCGTCGCAACCAGGCTCGGGAAATATCTGCAACCCCATCCGCCGGTTCCGAAGATTGGGAATTGTTGCCAGACTTTAAAATTGACGATGATCTGCCACCAGCGATCCGCGAGAGCGTAACTAATTGTTTTATCGCTCAGCCAGAGTCCAGTTGCCCCGCCCAGCGCGCCGGCCAAACAACAAAAAATGATGACCAGTTTTTTTGATTTTATTTTTATTAGCATGGGGAGCGAAACCAGTATGAGCCCAGGAATGAGCAGCATTATCGTGGTTGCGTTGCAGCCTGCCAACCAGACAGCCCAGGCGAACAGCGCGGCCAGCACGAGCTGACGCCGGGACATTGCCAGGCAAAACAACAGAAAAAAGTAATCACCCGCTGAATTCTCGTATTGAAACGTGGCGAAAAATCGTTTACTGAATGGAATGAACCAGAACATTGCATGCGCCTTGCACAGCTCTTGAATGATGCCCACAACGGCCAGTGCAGCGCCGTTAATCAGAACTACCCGGATCAACCTGGATGGATTAATGTAGGCGTGCCTGACGGCCAGGATGATGGCGAACGCGGGGAGGAACCAGGCTATCATTTCCCACGCTTCCCAGCCGACTACGGAAAACGGGATACACGTCGGAATGTCGCGGCCCAGCCAAACTCGGCCGTCCGGATCCGCTGAGCTGTAAAGTCCGGCGTTGATCCACTGCAATAATAGCAGAGTTAAAAACACTGCTGCGAGATAGAAAACAGGATCGCGCAGTAATTCCGCGCGCCGCCCTCGATCCCGCAACAACATTATCAGCATGATCACGGCCAGGCCGACGACCGGAAATAACAGCGCCGGCACATGTCCGGCGAACGCCCAGGAGGTATATCCTATTATAAGGTATAGGCAAGTTTCCATCTTATATTTCCTCCGTAAACATACAGCGCGTTGCTTGCGAGACAACGCGAGCGTAGAGTCCGGGATGATCGCGCCGCATCTGTTGGTTAATCGTTATTTTACTGCCGTCAGCGAAAAAAAAAGTTTGGGTTCTTGCATCATTGCATGGTAGTGCAATAACGGAATTAGGTACGCCATTTTTTTGTTTCATATTTTTTTCTCTCCTTTTTTGTTAAAATAATGATCCATCCAGCGGATTACATAATCTACTATACTTTTGGCGGTTCTGATTTCCGGGTTGTCTGTAAAGCCGGACGGCTCGAATAACTGGAACGAGAATTTCTCGACCAGTTTTGAAAGAGGGACGCCCTCGCGGAGGCAGAGCGATATTGCAAGCGCCCATGATTTTGCAAAACCGTCTATTACGCTCCCGCTCCGGTCCATGTGCAGGAACAGCTCCGCCGGGCTGCCGTCCTCGAACAGTCCCACCGTGAAAAAAAACTTAATGCGCGAATCCGATGTTTCCGCACCGCAGGCCAGGCAGGTTGTCGGCGCGCACCGGATCACAGCCTTGTGTGTTATAGATAATCGATCAGGGTTGAGTTTTTTCATTTGTTTCATTCTTTACAAATCCCAGGGAGGGATGATTCTTCAATTCTTCGTGGTCTTTATAGCCCGATTCCATCTCGTTAAGTAACCTGTTCCACCTTTTGATTAGTGGTTGGTTTTTACGTGGGTTTTTTACGTTGGCTACTCTCGGCTTCAGGGTTTTATAACTTTTTTGCAACCGAGAAAATCGATTTACGAGATGAATAAACGAATGCACAATTAAGATTGTGTATATCGTGTGTGATCTGAATCCTGTTGTTAATTCTGCAAGCACATCAACAAGCGCCTGTTTCGGCATTTGATTAATGATTCGTTCTCTTTCTTTTTGAGTTAGGTTTGATATTGTGTCGGGGTATTTTTTTGGAGTATCCATATTACATCCTCATTCCCGGAACGCCGAAGGCCCTGATCCATTGCTCTTCGGTCACTGGCTCGACATTTACAATTTCAGTTGCGAGGGTTTTCAGCATGCCTTTTCGCCTGGCGGTGATTTCTGTCAGCCCACACCAGTGGAATTTTTTTTCTTTACCGTACATGAATTTAACGGTGACTTCATAACCGAATGATTTGTATTTTCGCGCCGGTGAATATTTATTGCAGCGCGGCTTTTTGCCTTGTGCGCAGACTTCACCGCCACATCTTCCTTTAGCAAACTCTATGCATTGGATCATTTTTCACTTCCTTTCTGTGTTTTCCTTGTTCGGTTTATGAGTTTCGCACAGATATTTTCCCTTTCTGATCGCGGTGTGCACCCGCGTAACGTGATCCTCGATGGCGGCTATCTCAGGTGGTATCCAGATTGAGAAGGTCTCATCTCCGCAGACATCGCACGGAAACGGCCCGTCAGCCTCTCCGATTTCAAACCGAACAAGGCGGTGGAGCATACTGCCATCTTGCGCGTTTTTATTTTTGACAACCTCTATGACTTTCGTTTCCGTGCGAGTTTTTCGCATGCAGACTGAGCACCAGTCTGTTATAATGCGCGTCGGCCAAGGTAGATTTGCCTCTATTACCATTCGGTGTCTTTCTCCGCATTCCTGGCATGTTTCGACCGTATGCCGGCGCGCCATAAAAAACGCAACGTCTGTAGATCCCTCCCTTAGTGTAAACTTCCTTTTGTAGTTGTTGTTTTTACAATTCAGCAACATCTCGCGCCATTTAACGCAGGGCGCACAATCCCTGAAAACCTCACAATAATTCTTTTCGCATCTTGATAGATGTAAAATTAAAGAGTTGTTTTTTGTTTTCATATTTCAAAACCCGAGCAGGATTTGGTTTGAATCGCGCTCGGTGGTTATTGTTTTTAATTTTTTAACTAACGAATGGCGCTTGAATTCCAGGCGGCGGACTCGGATGAGCTCTGCTATTCCGTGCCGCCGCAGGCGGTGCTTGAATTGGAGCCATTCTTTTTTTGATGCGCACTCAACGTGCAAAAAACCTTTGTCTCCCGAAATAGCGAAATCACTGCACAGGCCGGGGCGCTTCCCGATCGCGCGGAGCGCGCGGGTGTCCGGCACGGCGAACTTGGCACAGATATCCTGGGAGGACACCCATGTGCCGTGTTCGAGCAGATATTTTTCTATTTCAGTTTCGAGGCTCATTACATGTTTCTTTTGCCGGGTTCCGTCCAGGGGACGCCAGCGATTTCGAAAACATCTGCTTCGTTCGGAGTCGGCACCAGGAAGCCGCGCGGATCGCAGAGCATGCCGCATACGCTGTGGTATCCGCGCGCTGACCAGCCTGCCGCGAGAACGTGATGTCCAAACTCGGCGCTGCCGGTCCGGATTGCGAGGATCAATCCCCAGTTATCCTCCCGTGCGAAAAACAGATCCAGATCAATGCCCTGGGGTAGCTTGCGCCTGGTGTATTTGCCGGGCAGATACCCGCGCACCCGTTCCCATTGTTCCACCACCCCGGCAATCCCGGACTCGAACAGCCCGACCCCATAGGGTTTAGGTATGGCGACTATCTCTATATCGTTCACTTCCGGCCGCCCTCGCCGGATACTGCCGGCGATTTCGATTTTGATGCAATGGGGTTTGAGTTGCAGTTTAACTAATTCCGCTATCGGGTACGCTTTGTCGAGTTTCATAAACCACCGCCTTTCGTTTTATGTGGCGGTCGATGGCGATCCATACGCGCCACATTTGTTTTGCCGGGAGATCCTGCCACTCGGGCCGGAACCCCATGTTTGCGCAGATCCCGTTGACGTATCTCTCGTCAATGTCTGCCGTAGCCATTGCCCGGGTGATTATGTGCCTGATCCTGACCTCGTCTCCCACCGCCGCGCGTAATTGCCAGTAATCCGCACCGTCGTTGATCAACTCCTCTATGCGGCCCATGAGTACGTCGTAATCCCGGCCCTTGTTAGCCTGTTTTGTTGTGTAAATTCCGAGCGTGTCCATGAGCAATGCGCGATACCATTGCTGATACGCGCCCTGCTGGTTCGGTGCAAGCCCGGACCGCGCGCAATGCGCGAGCCAGGCGTGCTTGAGTAGCGGCCGGTAATATTTCTGCTGGGCGGGCGAAAACATATCACACCTCCGGGTTGTCCTTTGTTTCGAACGCTACGCGCGGGTTTGCCTTTGACTCGCAGAGTTTTATGAGCTTGCTGGCGTCGCACCCGAGCGTCGGATTTATGTTTTTCAAAAGCGTGCGGAAATCAGGCGCGAGCTTATATTTTGGCTCGTATTTAAACAGCGTTGCAAGCGCGTTTCCGGCCGCTTTCCGGATAGCTGCAAACGTTTTGCTTTTCCCGTCAAGAGAGTCTTTCAGCGTCTTTCCCGGAAACGTTACGCGCACAATATTGCCGTTATTGCCATCGTGAGTCCACGACGTGCCGCCGCCGTCGGTTTTAACGTGCTTAGTCTTGTGTTTCTTCGCCTCGGCAATGAGCGTTTTCTTCGTCGTTTTCAGGCGCTCTTTGCGATCCGCGATTTCGCGGTCTAGCGCGATCGCCAGATCAACCAGCGTTTTGAGTTGTTCTGTTTTCATACCGCATCCCTTTCGCTTAATTTTGCAAACGCATCATGCGCGTGGACAAAATGTTTCCAATCCAATTTGGTTTTTGTCTTGTTGCTGTATCTGCTTGCCGCCTGGAGAAATTTCACGAATTTACCGAGGCCGCTCTCGTGGATAATAGTTTTCATCAATTCCCGCGCCTCGCCCTCCGCCGGCGGCAGACCGAACGCCTTAGCTACCGCGTCCAGATCGCGCACTGGCGGCCTACGCGGGAGCTGCAACTGCACTATCCCGCGCCGCTGCAACTGGTCCAGCATCTCCTTATCTTTACCGCGTTGGATCTCCTCCCGGAAAACGTTGGTGCCGCAGAGCACCATCCCGCAATGCGTCCGGTCGTGTATCTCGCGCAGCAGTTCCAGGCAAGTCACCCGCGCTTGCTTATGATACGAGAGCATTGCCTGGTGTATCTCATCCACAATCACCAGCGTGTTTTTGTCGAGATGATTGAGGACAGTGTCTCGTAATTTCTCGAAACTACAGTTCGGGCTCAGGTTACATGATCGCGCCAGCGTTTTCATCATGAGCTGGACGCCGGCAGTCGCCGGCATCCGGAAAAATTTTGTCTGGCCGTGATTGTTTCTTTTCGCGTACACCTCTAACGCCGTTGTTTTCCCGATTTGGGAATCGCCGAAAATAAACACGATGGAATTAGAAACCAGCGCCCATTCGCACACCTGCCATATTTTTTTCGCGATAGACGTCTCCACAAAATCAGAGGTATCCATCAACGCGCGCTCGATAGCCACCGATTTAAATTCCTGAATATCGCGCACCACCTTATCAAGCCCGGCCGCATACTGGTTCCGAAACATCCGGTGCAGCGTTGAACCGTCTCTGTGTATACACGCTGCCATATCCTTTAAAGAGAGCCCCTCGTTGCGCATATAATGGAAAGCCCATCTGATCGCCTCGCGCTGATCCTCCGGCAGGGCCGACGTGGCCTCATGCACTGTTGTAGCGCTGACTGTGTGCCCCTTTTTATCTCCGCGCACCGCTATACTGTTGTTTTGATCTACCATGATTTTTTTCCCTTCCTTGTCCTTATTATAGAAACGCCGTTATATCCCCCGCGTCATCATCCTCCTCATCCGCCCCCACGCATACCGGTTCCGGGATAAAATCCTCAACCGATCCAGTATTCCGCGCCAGCCTCTGTTTCGTGTTTCGTTGCACCTCCTTTTCCTCTTTTGTCATCGGTTTGTCCGCCAGCACACCCGCATTCCATTTCGCGTCGGCAATGCGCCGCCGCGTAATATCCCCGCCGCGCCTGGCGACCGGGGCCAACAGTGTCGCCTCCAGTTTTGCGGCCTGTCCCATCCGCCTATGCAACGCGTCAACATCATCTCGCCTGATCTTGGTCCACGGCGCACACGCGCCGACATAGGCCCCGCGTGCGTCGCACACATGGAGCTGCGCCGGATCGAACGGGTTGATATACGTCAGATAAGTTTCACCTTCCTTCAAAAGCTGAGGCACCCTGTATTGCGTCTGCACCTGCGCCAGATACCGATGCGTGCCCGGCCCGACCTCGCGGTCCTGGAACTCGAACATGCTTCCCTCCACGCGCCGCTCGACAGCCAGCTCCTGTCCCAGGAGTATCGGTATAACGCAACCCTGGAGCTTGGTGAGCGACCGCGAGCCGCGATCCCACACCTCGCGCGGACTGAGTTTGCGGATCTGCGTGAGTGCCGACGCCGAATTGATCAGCACCTCCACCGTAGCCCTCTCGCCCTCCGGCAACGCCATGTAACGTTCGACCGGCATCCATGGCATATCGCGATTCACTCGCCACTCCTTCGCGATCAGCCCGGCCTGCTCCCAGCCTTCCAGATCATGTTTCGTCCGCCTATTAATTTGCTCATATATCTCCGCACACAAACCCTGAAACTCGCCCATCTCCAAAAACGGCGCGCGCAGCAACTCGCGCCGCTCCGGCGGCATTGCAACCAACGCCTGGAGCAACGCCTCGTTATGTTTGTCGCGGCCATAGAGTTCCTCCGGCGAATGATTTCGGTCCATGCCCAACTGTCCCGTCAGAGCAGCCAGCTCGTTATGCGCCAGCGCGTGAATACTCTCCAGCGCAGCCTTTAAACGGAAATTACCTTTTTTTCTCCCGCGATACTGTCCTGCAAACGCCGGGGCCCCCTCGATTCCGCTTCGGTTAACCGTCACCGCGCCGCCCGTGCAATCCGCCAGGATTTTTTCTATATTCGTGCGGACCGCCGCAGTACCATGCTCGACAACCAGCGTAGTTCCCTCCGCCCGATAGCCGAATTTGGTCAACACATACGCCAGCAAGAATAGCATCTCGCGATCTTTCAATTTTTCCTTTTTCTCCTTTACCTCGTTCCAGATCATCGGTTTCATGCCATACGCAAATTTGCAGGCTGAGAACACATCGAGCGCCGCCAGCTCCAGCGGGCGCAGTGCCTTCATGTTTACCCCGAGCATATTAACCTTGTGGTCATGCTCCACATCATCGAACATGTAGAACTGCCCCACCTCCAGTCCAACGCGCGTGGTATAGACAAGCGGCCTATGCGCTGCCGCAGCGCTCCGTCCGATCCTCGCCGCCGTCAGCTCGTATTTAGTTGGCGCATGCCGCATTAGATTAGCGTATCCCCAGCCCGGCGGGATTCCATCCGGCCCAGCCGTCGGCGACTCATCGTAGCCAGGGATTGGCAACCCCGCCCGCCAGTCAGCAATTAACCGCCGATGTGCCGGTTTACATTTGCGTTGATTCCGCTCGCACAGTCCGCGCCAGTGCTCGATGAACTCATCCGGCAGGCCCTTCGCCGAGCCGGAAAGCTTTGCTCCATTCACCAGTCCACGCCAACCGCCCCGCCGCACCGCGCGCCATTTGCGCGCGATATTAACCGCCGAGAACCCTCGCCGATGCACCATGCGCTGCGCCTGCTGCGCAATCACCTCCGTGAGAGCACATCCCTCCGCGACCGACGCGTTGACCACGCGCAACACATCAATCCACACCGCAACATCGCTCTTAACCGCATCGGGAAGGGCGGCATAACTGATCATATCGTTTTGGGGGATTGTTAATTCTGTCATTACGCCAGCGCCTTTCTTATCTCCCGTTTTAGATCCGTGAGTAAACCGTCGATCAGCTGAATCTGGACTTTAGGAAGATACGCCCAGGTCTTTTTCTCAAGTCCGGCCTTATGCATATTCTCCATCAGCACGCGCCACTCAGCCTCTGCGTTGATGCGTTTCAATTCCTCTGTCGTTTCTGTCTTCCCGTTCTTTGCGGGATGATGCCCGCCCAACGGCAACCCCTGCCGGATCCCGTAACGCCGAAAAACATCGTTCAGAGATCCCTCCCCAAGAAAATCGAACGCAAGCTGTGTTATTTTTTTTGCCTTTGGATCTTCGTCTTTCTCCGGCGCACAGAGAAGGAACGCCGCGCCGCCCTTTAATTTTTTTCTCCTTATAAAGGCTTCCGCGAGTTGCCGGAAATTGTACGCCTGAGTGCGTCTGATATCTTTAATGTTTTCCGCTACCCATTTATCAAACTCGCCATGCGGTAACATCTCTTTTATCCGGATCAGATTTGTTCCGATTCTAAGCGCCCGGAACGCGGCTTGATTTTCGAGTTTTCCAAACTCCTGAAAATCTTCATCTATTTGCTGTGCAATAAATAATAAATGTTCACTGCGGTGAACATTTGCCTCTTTTTCAGGCATAACTTCCGGCGTTAAAGTCTCGATTTTTTTAATTGATTTTGACATGTTTTTTTCCTTGTTTACGCTGCTGTTTTACTGCTGAGATACTCCATCTGCTAATACGCGCTCAGCCTCGGCAAGCAGACCTCGAACCATCCGGCTCACACTCACCATCGCCGCCGCATCATCCGCCAGCGCATCCATCAGCTCCGCGCGCGCCAAAAAAGCGGCGGCGTCGGTCAGGGAATTAGCGGCCAGTTTGGTTGTTTCCCATTTACTCATTGAAGAGTCCTTTCTTACGCCGACATTTTTTCTTTGAGTTCGCAGTCTTCCGGTACCGACCTCTGCCAGCCGATCACGTCCGGCAGGTTCGGGACGCTGATCGTCGCCGCCACGGCGGCGGCCTGGAACTCCATAACCTCTCCGCGTATTTTCTCCAACCGCGCCGCGTCGCGCGCATGCATTGAGTTCCGCCAGGTAGATTCCTCTCTGATTGTTCGCGCCGCCTCGTCTATGAGTTTCCCCGCCTCGCGGATCATCCGCGCCGCCGCCACGAGCTGCGCCCCCGCTGTCCTGATCCTGTTATCAATCACACATGCGCTCATAATGACTCCTTCCTTTTTTCTTGCTTTTTCGCGTTTGATTTTTTACTCTGCCCGGATGAAAATTTCCGACCTGGCAAACGAGATTTCGCGCCGGACAAATCCGGGTGAGCCTTACAATGAAATGGACATTTCCCGCTTAGAGCTAATCGACATTGAAGCGCTTCTTCTGGAAACGGAAGTTGCGACTCAAGGCACGCTCGACACTCTGCTCGCGGCATCTTGTTCCGGCGAAAAAACTCATCACGCTCTGACACGCGCCGAGAGCTGGTTCCTTTCCCAGCGCTGGGAATGCGCCGCTGATTTTTTGGCGCGCTTAGCATCATCCCAATCTGAGCAAGATTTTCCACTCTCGCTTTCCTCCGATAATGACCGCCTGATTTATCACTGGCTTCTGATTGACGTGTGGCGCGAGTGGCGCGGTTATTGGCTCCACAACACCGCCCGCCGTCTTTTTCGTGAACAACATTCCTGACGCTCATAATGACTCCTTTCGTTTTTCTTGCTTTTTCCCGTTTGATTTTTTACTCTGTCCGGATGAAATCTTCCTGGTCTGATTTAATGGACGAATTATTTGACGCATTAAGCGTAGTCCCGAAGACAGAATATTCGCCGCCATATTTTTCGTTCGACGAAAAACTGATTGATGAACTCCGCTCGGACGAATTGAAATATCGGGAATCTGTTGATTCCCTATGCATAGCCTTCGCTCGATTCGGAATGCCGAAACTTGATGTTCCGGCAGAAAGATACTATTTTTCAATGCGGATTTGTTATGGTCACAAAATATGTATGCCGCTGACAATTCCTCTCCGGTATCAACATAAACGCACGGATGAGCATTTCCCTTTCTTCGCAGCCAAGCCTGATATACTTGACTGGCTTCTCGTTCGTACATGGCCCGGCGTATCTCTCGAGCCCTTTTTGCAATCGGAGCAAGCAGTTGCTCTGAAATCTCCTGAGTCCTTTCCATGTGCCGACGCATTTCTGTGCCAGCATCGAATGAATTAACCTCCCTCATCTGAATTTCCTTTCTACCTGGTTGAATGAATCCCGCTCCTCGAAGAACGCCATTAACGACTCTCTGTATATCCTCCAGCGCGGCTGATCAGCCGCGCTTGTGTTTACTGCGCGGAGTTCTCCGCTTTCGATTTGCCGCCGGATAGAACGCTCCGATGTATCCAGCAGCTTCGCAACCTCATCTACGCGAAGCAGGTTTTTTTCCGGCACTGCCACGGTTTGGGTCATGATTCCTTTCCCTCCTTTTTAATGGTAAAAAATTACCAGGATTTTAAAATGGTTTGATTACGCTTATCTGCTTTCTTTGCGTTTGTGCCACGCCCAAAAGAAACATATCCTCTGCCGACTATTTCATTCGAAGGTGGATTTATCTCGTGTTTTTTTTCGCTAATTTGCGGTATTGCTTCTATATTCTCGTTAAGCTTGGAAACAGAAATTCCATATTGACTTTCAAACAAATTGTACACCGCTGATGGTAACATGATTAACCCTCCGTTTTTCCTTTCCTTTCCCTGCCCCGAATGTATGAACAACGTAAAACACATTGTCTATACAACGCTTCAATAGAAGCAGATTCCTGGAATAACACAATGTAATATTTAATAATACCTGAAATTATTTTTTTGGTCTTTTTCGCCACTCCGCGCTGATATTTCAAAAAAGCCTGATTTTATTGGGTCTTTCCGCGTTTTACCCCGAAAAAACAGCCCTGAATTTAACTGGACAAAGCGGACAAAGCGGACATCGGCTTTTCCCGATTCATGCAAGAATAGAAGCGTGAAAAATGAAAAACTAATTTCTGAAATCAACGGAGGTGTGTCATGTAACAATCACAATACTCCCCACACGCCACAGAGCGCAGTTTCTGAACTCCTGCGCTCCGGCGGTGCCAGGCGATTCCTTTCCGCCTGCGCCGCCACTCCCGGCGGCAGTGCGCGTTTCCTGTCCGCCGCTGCCGCCATCTTTTTTCACCTGAACCCATACGCAGATCCAATGCGTCGCGGACCCGGCGGCGGCAGATGGCTATTTCCTTCCGCCACTGCCGCCGTTCTTTTTTTGCTTGCGGCTCGCGGGGACGCTCGCCCTCCAGAAATGTTTTTTGCGGATGGAATAGTTGCGGCGCAGATGCTGCCCGATCCCTCCGCGCTGGGAAGCTGGATTCTTGCCGCCGGAATCATCATCACCGCAGCCGCTGCTCTGGTCCTGATTTTCCGGCGCACCCCCCCGATAGAGTCCGAATTTGCAACTAAGGCCGAGCTGGACGCAGTCCGCTCCTCGCTCGACACACGCTTCTCGAATCTCGACAAGCGCCTCGAAAATATGCAGCAGGAATTCACCCGCTCCGCAAATTACAACGCACGCGCCGAAGAAAGCCGCGCCGGAAAAATCCATAACCGCGTCGACCTGATCCTTGGCGCGGTAAGCGATCTCAACGGAACAATTCGAAACCTGCCATGCCTGAAAGGGGGCAAATGTGAACAATCTTGATAGACAATTCATCGTCCGGATACAAATTCTTTCAGTGCTCAATGATTGCGGCGGACATCTTCTGCCAGAAGGTACGCTTCTCACGCAAACACAACTGTCGCTGCAACCCGCACCACTGCAGAGCGAGTTTTCCGAAGCACTCGCGTTCCTCGACTTCTCCAAAATGGTTACAGGCGTCCGCCCCGCGCTCGGCGGGAATGCTAAATGGCGGATCACAGACAACGGCCTCGCGGAACTCGCAAACCAAAAGTGATTATGAAAAAACCACGGTCAGACAGCAAACTTATGAACATTGACGACGACCAGAGAGAACAGCTCATCAACTGGATGCTCTCCGGCCTGCCATATCACAAAATCAAAACCATGCTCAAGGATCAGTTCACGATATCAACATCATTCGGTGCGCTATCGAATTTCTACGAAAAAATCGTTACTCCCGCGCTGATAGCCAGGCGTCAGCGCGCCGTTACTACGGCCGATCAGATAGCACGGGAGGCGAGCCAAACGCCTGGCAAATTTGACGCCGCCACGATCGACGCACTAAAACAGCGCGCACTCGAAATGAGCATTTCGCCCGGCGTGGAGCCGCGTGATGTTAAGCAGATTTTTTCGCTTGTCCTGAAGGCGCGCGACCAAGACCTCGCCGAGCGCCAGCTCGAACAGAAAATCCGCGAGTACGAACAGAAAATAACCGCTACCCGCGACGCCATGACCCGCGCAGTCGCTAAGGGCGGCATCACGAAAAAGACCCTCGGAGAAATCGAAAGGGCAATGAATTTACTATGAGCGAAACCTCAAAAAAAGAGACCCGTTTCCTGCCGTATCAGGCACGCTGGATCACCGATACTGCGCGGCTGAAACTGATGGAAAAAAGCCGTCAGATCGGCCTTTCATGGGCCACAGCTTACTCCATTGTCCGGCGCAAAGCGCAGGTCGATGCCGCGCTCGATGCGTGGGTTTCGAGTCGCGACGATATCCAGGCAAGACTGTTTTTGGAGGATTGCAAAAGCTTTGCCGGGATCATGCATGCCGGCGCGCAGGATCTCGGCGAAGTCGTTATGGACCCGGAGAAAAAAATCAGTGCGTATGTGATGAGCTTCGCGAACGGGTTGCGGATACATTCGATGAGCTCCAATCCGGATGCGCAGGCAGGAAAACGCGGCGACCGCGTGCTCGATGAATTCGCCCTCAACCCCGACTCCCGCAAGCTCTACGCCATCGCATATCCCGGCATCACCTGGGGCGGCCAATTAGAGATTGTCTCAACGCATCGCGGCAGTAATTCCCTCTTCAACGAACTTGTCAACGAGATCAAACACAAAGGCAATCCAAAGGGTTTTTCGCTCCACACAGTGACCCTGCAAGACGCTCTCGACCAGGGTTTTCTTGACAAGCTCAAAGCCAAACTCCCGCAGGACGACGAACGCCAGGCGATGGACGTGGCCGAGTATTTTGATTTCATCCGCGCCGGATGTCCGGACGACGAAACGTTCCAGCAGGAATATATGTGCAACCCGTCGGACGATAATGGCGCGTTTTTGTCCTACGACCTCATCTCATCCTGCGAGTATAAGCACGGCGATATATGGGAGCAGCCGATCAATCCTGCCGGCGAATATTATCTTGGTGTTGACGTTGGCCGCTCTCACGATCTGACAGTGCTCTGGCTAGTTGAAAAGCTCGGCGGCGTATATCACACCCGGCGGTTAATCTCGCTGTTCAATACTCCGTTCGCCGCTCAGGAAACAGAACTTTACACGCTTTTGGAGAACCCCGCAATCCGGCGCTGCTGCATTGACAACACAGGCATTGGCTTGCAGTTCACCGAGCGCGCACAAAAACTTTTTGGCGAATATCGCGTTGAGGCTGTAACGTTCACCGGCCCGGTCAAGGAGGCACTAGCGTATCCGCTCCGCGCAGCGTTCGAGGACAAGTCAATCCGGATCCCTAACGATGACAAAATACGCTCAGATTTACGCGCAATCAAAAAAGAAACCACTGCTGCGGGCAACATACGGTTCACTGCCGATCGCAGCAAAAACGGGCATTCTGACAGGTTCTGGGCGCTTGCGCTGGCGCTGCATGCCGGTAGCAATCAAGCGGCGGTCGGGAGTTTCCGCAGAGTAAAATCAACGCGCGTCGGACGCGCTGTCCGCTCACGGCGGAGGAGGGCATGCGCCGCATGAAAAATTTACATCTGGTACATCAAAAAATAATGGAAATCTGGCGCGCAGGATACAACCCATTGCGCCGGCTCACAATCGCCCGCGTGGTGCAGCTTTTAGAAGCTGGCGAGCGCGGCGAATACGCTAATCTTACATGGTTTTTCCGGTTCATCGAGAAACGCGATGCAACGTTGCGCGCCCTCAAACGCCGCCGCATTTCCGCGCTGGCGGAACTGGACTGGAACATCAAGACAACACCCGAAAACGAGCTGCCGAAAAACGCAACGAAGGACATGGCCGAACGCCAGGCAGTGACGCTCCGTACCGCATACGATCGCGTTGATAATCTCAATGCAGCGATCAAGTTTTTGGCGGTGGCAGAGTTCCGGGGATTCTCGCATTTGGAGAAACATTTTGACGCCGCCGGCGACGTGATCCACATGGAGCCGGTGGAGCAGTGGTACTGGGTGCGCAAGCGTCCGTTCGGCCCGTGGAAATACGATGCCAAAGCTAACAGCTCGCTCAACAACGCCAAGGAAATTACGCTGGAAAATTTTGTTATCCGCGAAGTTGAGGATCCCATCGATGAGATCGGCGCAGTGAGTTTCATGCGGAAAAATCTCTCGCAGAAAGACTGGGATGGCTTCATTGAGGTCTTCGGGATCCCCGCGTTGTTCCTGGTGGGCCCACCGGGCGTCAGCGCGGAAAAAGAAACGGAATATCAGGAAATTGCAGAAGAGATTCTCGCTGACATGCGTGGGTATCTCCCGAACGGCGCGACAGTTGAAACAGCGGGCGGCGACATACGCGGCACAGCGCCGTTCCGGGAACATATCGACTACCAGGATTCTCAGCTTGTTCTCGCCGGCACCGGCGGCAAATTAACGATGCTCAACGACCCTACCGGGCTCGGCTCCGGACAGAGCGATGCGCATCAGGACACGTTCGATGCAATCGCCCGCGCCGAGGCAATGGAGATCTCCGAAATTTTGCAGAAACAATTTGACGCCGCCGTGCTCGAAAAACATCACCAGGGCGAACCGGTACTGGCATATTTCCAGCTCGCCGCCGACGATACCGAGGACACAATCACGCTAATCGATAACGCTGTAAAACTCTCATCCGCCGGGCTGGAGATGGATGCCGACGATCTCGCCGAACGCACCGGCTACAAGCTCACCCGCACTGCAACGCCGGTGTTTCAGCCGAAGCCGTTCGGCAACCGCGCAAGCGGCTCAGGAGCGTCCGGTACTGCCGCGAAAAACGATGTTGATCCGCTGATTGCATCTGCCCGGAAAGCGGCTGGAATCGCGCTTGCAAACGACATGCAGCCGATCCGCGAACGGCTGGAATATATCATGGGTTTGTCCGAGGAAGCCATCCCCGGCGCTCTCCGGAATTTCCGCACGGAACTGCCGCGCTATCTCTCCGAACTCAACGCTGATCCGGCGTTTGCGAAACAGCTTGAAAACGCAATGAGCGCCGGGCTGCTGAACGGTTATTTCCAAAAAATCGAAACAGAAAAACGAGGACAAAAAACATGAATATGAAACCATTACTCAACAGAGAATCGCAACTGCCGGCTGATAATTGGTACGAGATCGCGCCAGCCGGGAAACACCCGATAACCATTCTCGCAAACGCCAAACCTACCACGCTCATGCAGGTGATCGACGCCGCCGCAAGCCAGGCGATGGCCAACAGTTTTACCGGCGATCTGCTTGTTGATTACGATCATTTCTCGATGGACGTTAATCACCCGAGCGAGGCCGCCGGCTGGATCAAGGAGCTCGCCAACCGTGACGGCTCGCTATGGGCGCGGATTGAGTGGACCGACAACGGCGCAGCCGCTGTCACCAACAAACGCTATCGCTACATCAGCCCGGCGTGGATGCCGGCGGATTGCGAGACACTGCCAGGCGGCGCGGTCCGCCCGCTGAAACTTAAAAACGCCGGACTAACAAACGACCCGAATCTCAAGGGCATGCGCCCACTCTCGAACCGTGAACAAACCAATACAGCACAAGGAGAAAATGCAATGGATTACAAAACTGAATTAATCAAAATACTTGCCCTGGCAGCGGATGCCACTGACGAGCAGATCAGCGCGGCGCTCACCAAGCTCGCGCCGAAAATCGAGGCCGCAGAAACAACGGCGACCGAGAACGAAACACTCACTAACCGCAACAAAACGCTCGAGACCGAAAACAAAGCGTTTCTCGCCGACCAGGTCGAGAAAGACTTAAACGAATTCGCGCACGTAATCACCAACCGCGAAGGCATGAAAACGCTGCTGATGGCGAACCGCGCTGAGCACATCAAAACGCTTGAGACATTGTTGAAAAGCGTGAAGAAACCGGAAGCGCAGACACCTCTGCACAACCGCGCTGCTGCTGGGAATCCGGATCCTGTTTCGGGCGTGAACGAAAAAGAAGTGAACACCGCCCGTGCGATCTCGAACCGCGCTAAGCAGATCCAGTGCGATACCCCCGCGCTGCAATGGCCGCAGGCATTCAACCAGGCGGCAAGCGAATTCGCGTTGAAGGGATAAACATCGGGCCTGCTGAGTAACGGCGGAGGACCGCCGTCTCCAGGCAAAACAAATGGACCCGGCGGTCCCCGCCGGGAAAAGAAAAATGGAGCCGGCCGTCCCCGGCCGGAAAAACAAGAAACTGAGGAGAAAATAAAATGTCAGCATACGAACAAAGCAACACACAGCAGGGCGATATCGTCCTGCCGTCCGGCGAGGATCTGAGCGAATCGAACGGCTATCTCGCGAAAATCACACACGACAGCGGCGAGGCCGAGCTTAAGCTCCCCGACGATAATTCCGACCACGCCTATTACCTGATTCTCGACGGCGGTGAGGATGAGAAAAACACATCGGTGCGCCCCCTGGAGGGCGGCCGCCAGACCCGCATCAAAGCCAAAGGCACCGGCAATCCCGGTGACGTACTTGTCCTCGCCGACACAGCCGTCAGCGCAGACAAGGGCAAAGTGCGCGCACTGCCATCGACCGCCGGAACATACCGTGGCCTGGCGATCGCGGAGGAATCGTTTGTGGACGAGCAGCTTGTTAAATGCCGCCCGGCGAACATCGGGAACATAACAGTAAGCGAATAAAACAATGGGCCTGTGAGTAACGGCGGAGGACCGCCGTCTCCAGGTAAAAACAATGGACCCGGCGGTCTCCGCCGGACAAACAGAAACAAACAGAAACAAACTGAGGAGAAAAAATCATGTCAAGATTATCTGATATTTCGGCCAGCCCGATACTGCGCGAATACGCGCAGGGCGCGGCGCAGAGCGCAACTCAACCCGTTGCCGATTTCCTGGCGCCGGCGGTTAACGTCGGCACAAGCGTCGGCAGGTTTAAGGTCTACACGGAAAAGAACCGCTTCCGCGTTCCGGACACACTCCGCGCGCTTGGCGGCAAGGCCACGCGGATCGGATTCGGCGCAGGCGATGCAACATACAACTGCGAGCCACACGCGCTCGACGCCGCGCTCGACAATCTGGAGAAACTCGAAACGGCGGATATCGAAAACATTATGAAAGAATCCGCCGACATGGTCGCCGAGGTTGCCGGGCTGAGCCACGAGCAGCGCGTGATCAACGCCGCGCTTACAGCGCTGGGCGCCGGCACGGATACGACATGGAATGATGCTGCCGACCCGATAGACATTATCGACGGCCATATACTCAACGTCATCAAGGCGGCCAAATACGGCTCGCTGATGGGCGTCGGGATGTTGTTCGGGCCGTCCGCGTTCCGGATTTTCAAAAACCATAGCAAGGTTCGCGGTAGGTTTATCGTAGGGAATTCAAAACGGTCGAATACGCAGGCTATTTCCATCGACGATATTTCCACGTTGTTTATGGGTAAGCCGGAATCGAAACTGAGCATGATGGTTTACGACGATGCGCCCGAGGGCAAGACTGAGGATATCGAATTCCTGCTCGATGACGAGCTGCTCATTTTCGCGCGCAAAGCCAACCCTAGCAGGCGCGATCCTTCCTTTATGAAAACGTTCCGGTTGAACGGCCAGTGGATGGTTCCCGGAACGTATGAGACGGAAGACGGCCGTGGCGAAGTTGCGAAGCTGGACTGGTCCGAGGATGTCCAGGTGAGCAACGCATCGGCGGCGATCCGATTGAACGTCGCAGCGGCGTAAGGAAAACGAAAATGAATGTCATTAAACTTGCGGGCCTGTTGGTGATAGCGCTGATAGCGGTGATTATTTTTGCCGGGATCAAAACTGCGGAATGGGCCTGCAAGGGCAATGGCGGGAAAACGGCGGCGGACCGCCGTCTCCAAAAAATGAATCGGGCAAACGACGGAGGAACGGCCATAGGCCGTCAGGCCTTTGTCTCCAAAATAAAAATGATGATAACGAGGAGAAAATAATGAGAAAATTCGTTTTGAAAACAGCAACGTTTTTGTTGCTTGTAGCGATGTTAGCCCTGGGCGTATCGCGATTGCTGGCGGCTGATCCGGACACTGTCTCGCGGGAGAAGTGGCGGGTTGGCGCGGTAACGTTATCGGCTGTAGTCAACGTGACCAACGGCCAGGCTATCGTTGTGACCGATCCGATCATGCTGATTAACCCGACCGAGGACAGCACTAACACGCTGACCGCCAGCACGGCGATTGGTATGCGCGCTGATCTGGTCAACATATCAACACAGTATTCGTTTAGCGTTGCGCAGAGCGGTACGTTTGCCTCTGACGCGGTTACTGTGAGCCCGCGCTACGGCAGGATATCGATCCTTGCAATAGCGGCCAGTCTCTGGGCCGGGGATTAACGACAACATGGCGGCGGGCGGGCCGGTTGGCCCGCCCGCTTCCGGGAGCGAAACAAAATGAAAAAAACAATTACAATACCAGCGGGCGAATCGATGATCGGGTTGCAGGGCATGCGTGCAAGTGTGCGCGGCGGCAAGGCGGTTCTGGATCCGGACGGCGATTATCAGATCGTCCAGGGCGCGGGCGTTGGGGTGAATGTGGTGTTGGCAGGGGGAGCTGATACGGCTCGCGGGGACGCTCGCCCTCCAGTGGAATCGAAAACAGTGGAATCGAAAACAGTGGGATCGAAAAAAGCGGCGGATGAGAAACAGGGGGATGAATGAGCTGGTCAGCAATAACTGAGGCGGATGTGTTGACGGTTCTGGCCGGGAAGGAACTCTCGGCTTATCGGACGGCCGCGCTTGCATCCGGCCAGGCTGATCCTGTCGCGCCGGTTATTACGCAGGTTACTGACCTGGTGCGCGGGTATGTTGCCGGGTGCGCCAACAATGAGCTTACCGACGGCGATGTTGTGCCGGACAAACTCAAGGCGATGGCGCTGGATATTATCGCTGTCCGGATCCCGCAGCGCGTCGGCAAGGATCCAAAGCAGGTTCGCAAGGACGCGGCAACGCAGGCATTTAAAATACTGGAACAGGTGGCTGCGTGCCGGATAAGCATTCTCGATGTGTCGGCGTCCGGTACGCCGTCGATAGCCAAACCAACGCGGCCGTGGTCGCGTGTTAACCAGGACGGGATCTAATCATGGGATTGATGACGGAAATTCAAACAGCGGTGCAGGCGGCGCTTCAGGCGGATGATTATTTTGCTGATATCCCCGTGCTAGTCGAAGACACAGCGGATATCGAAAACGAGATAGCGCGTGCGCTGGGGCCGTTGACAGAGGGCGATACCGGCAAGTCCGGAGTTGTTGCTGTTGTCATGACAGCATCCGGAGATGTCGCTAAGCCGAACCTGCCCGGCCCGGATTTTGAAAACATTAAAATTTTTGTGAATATAATCGAAACGCCGCTAATCAATCGCAGTGATGACGGCACAAACAAACGCGCCAGCGCGATTGCAGAGCAGGTTGCAAGGACATTGCATCATCACACGCCGACAGGCGGCAGGCTGATCTACGCTGATATGCCGACGATCAGAATGACCGAACCGCCCGAGGACGGCATGGTGAGCTGGCAGGCAGCGTTCCGCACAAGCGGATCGGCAGCGGCAGCAGAATAAAAACTTATGGAGCCGGCGGTCCCCGCCGGAAAAACAAAAAAACGAGGAGAAACGAAAAATGACAAATCCGAGAGCAAGCGTTGTACAAGGCCCGGCAATAGTTAAGATGGCCGATTACTCATATTATTTTGACGGTGATCTCACGGTGCGGCTTGTCCGCGAGACAACGCCGATCAAAACATCGATGCACGGCCAGATCGATGAACGGCTGAAAAGCCAGATCTGGCAGATCAGCGGCACGCCATCCGGCATGGCTGATACTGTCG